CCAACTCTTAGGATTAAAAATGAAGTTGTTGATCGAGGATCTGAAGAACCTATTTCAAGTGTGGAAACTATAATTCCTAAAAATTTGTTTCCTGACCCATGGGATGGAGATTGGAATGATGGAGCATATATACATCTGGAAAGAAATAAATAAGGACATAATGTTATAATTATGTGGCAAAGAGTAAAGATTATTCAAATCCTTGGACTTACATGGAACGAACTTTTGATAGTATTGATGTTGGGGATTACTTTGGTTTTGTTTACCTCATTACTAATCTCACAAACCAACGACAGTACATTGGGAGAAAATACTTTTGGTCGTTTAGGACTCCTAAAGGAAAAAGGAGAATTAAAGGAGGATGTGAAAAAATTTGGAAACGAGAACTTTAAAAGAGAAATTCTTTCTTTGCATGAAACTAAAGGGAGAACAAACTTTGAGGAGACTCGACAATTATTTGTAAATAATGTCTTGAGTGAATCTCTTGACAATGGGGAACCGAAGTATTATAATAGCAACATCCTCGGTCGTTACTACCGCAAGGATTACTTTGAGTCGTGTGAAGGATTAAATCCTTGTGACGAATGTTGAGTTCTATGAATTACGTGTTTACTAAGTTTCTACCACTTGCTTTGGCATCTATTATTCCTGCTGCTTGTGCTTATCCAAGTATCAGTGAGATCAAAAACCCACCTGAAGTTGATGTAACTGTCAACATGGAGAAGGCAGTTCCTATTGAGGTGGTAGAATATAAGGAACCAACATGGAAGTGTCCTGATTGCACATCAAATGAAAAGTATGTCCTTGCACAACTCCAAGAACACACCAAGATTTCCGATCGTAATGCTCTTGCAACGATCATGGGTAACATTAAACAGGAGAGCAAGTTCCTTCCCAACATTTGCGAGGGAGGGGCTCGAGTTCCTTACAACTCTTGCCATCGTGGGGGTTATGGTCTTATTCAGTGGACCACAGTAGGACGTTACAATGGTCTTGGTAAGTTTTGTTCTAAATATGGTTGTGATCCAAGCAGTTTAGAAGGTCAAACTCGATGGATGATTAACGAACCTATCTTCCAACGATATCTTCCCATGTTTGAAGGAACTGGACAAACCGTTCGACAATACATGGTTCCAGCATACTACTGGTTGGGGTGGGGTATCAAAGGTAACAGAGAAGTCTACGCTTGGGACTACACTAAAAGAATCATCCTAGTTTGACAACGTTGTCCACATGTGTTATAATATGTGGGTACTTAAGGGTCAGTAGCACAGCGGATTAGTGCAACGCTCTTCTAAAGCGTAGGTCGTAGGTTCGAATCCTACCTGACCCGTTGTAAAGTAATAAATACTTTACAAGGTAGGGGGTCTTTATGAAAACCTGTTCTAAGTGTGGAATATCTAAACCGGAGAGTGAATACTACTCTGATGGTAATGGTTCTCTAAGAGGTGAATGTAAGTCTTGTAAAACCCGTATCGAACTAGAGAAGGGGAAACAGAGACGACAACTATTCAAAGAATGGAAGTCATCCTTATCGTGTCAGAGGTGTGGATACTCTGACTCTAGAGCCTTACAATTCCACCACACAGACAACAACAAAGAAGCTAACATAGCTAACAGAGTTGCTGTTTGGTCTTTGGACAAGATTAAAAAAGAGGCCTCCAAGTGTGAAGTCTTATGTGCTAACTGCCATCAGATAGAACACTACAAGCCATTGTAGCTCAGGGGTAGAGCAGGATACTTGTAATATTCAGGTCGGGCGTTCAAATCGTCTCAATGGCTCCTTGCGAGATTAGTTCAGTGGTAGAACGCCATCCTTCCAAGTTGGATGTCACCGGTTCGAATCCGGTATCTCGCTTTTCCTTTTCTTAAGGAAAAACTGGATAACTACGGGTGAATAACTCAGAGGTAGAGTAGTACGTTTACACCGTATTTGTCGGGGGTTCGATCCCCTCTTCACCCATATATAACATCGATAATTAGTATGAAAGAAAAAAAGATTCGTAAACTAATTCAAAAACCTTTGAGATTTCATCACCAAGATATTCATGATGAATTAGGAGAAATTAAGGAGATGTTAAAAGATGTTATGTTACAGATGCAAACAATGCAACAAAGAGTTGACCAGCAACACGAAAATACAATGTTGCGGTTGTCCGAACATGATGACAATCACGGAGAACAAAGTTTCAGCCTTGGATCTAAGTAAAGTAATATTACTAAATTCTAAAAAGATTGTAAATAATCATGATGTCCTGACAAAAAATGATTTAGAATATCAGGAGAACAGAAGAAAACGTAAAATTCGTAAATTAGACTTCGAGGTACGATAATGATTAATCTGGATACTCGATATCATGACTACTTACATACTAATAAATGTTTTAATATTAATGGCAAATGTGAAAAAGTAGTTGGGTATGGGTGGACAGATGATGGAAAGGACATTACTGGTTACTATGTCTTGACAAAAAACTATAAATTACATTATAATCTTAAAGAAGAGTTCCGACGAATGGAAGAACTCTAATCTGGAAGAGTGGCCGAGTGGTTTAAGGCGTTTGTCTTGAAAACAAAAGTAGGTAACACTACCGGAGGTTCGAATCCTCTCTCTTCCGCCACGGAATGTAGCTCAGTTTGGTAGAGCACTGCTTTTGGGAAGCAGGGGTCGCACGTTCGAATCGTGTCATTCCGACTAGGATTTAAATCCTTAACATTTATACGAATTGGAAATTTTTTCAATGAAAATCTTTTTGGACACAGCTGACTACGACGCTATTGCTGAACGCTATGCTACTGGTTTGGTAGATGGTATTACAACTAACCCTACCCTGGTCCGTAAATCAGGCGTAGACTATCTTGAATTCATCAAGACACTTTCAGGTGACTTTGCTTTTGAAAGTATTTCTGCCGAGGTTGATGGTGAACTTGCCGAACAGATGCTTGAAAACGCAAATCAATTTCTCGATCTCAAAGATCCTGCTATCACTATCAAACTGCCTCTTACTAAAGAAGGTTTGATTGCTTGTCGTGATCTTGCTATGGGTGGTGTCAAGACTAATGTCACCCTTTGTTTCTCTGCGGCCCAAGCAGTGATGGCCGCTAAGGCAGGTGCCACATACATCTCCCCATTTGTGGGTCGTATGAATGATAATAGTTTCAGTGGTGTCGAACTGGTACGTGCTATCTCTGGTTTGTACTGTGCTCAAGGTGTTGAAACTAAAGTTCTTGCAGCATCTCTTCGTGATGTCCATCATGTTTCCCGTTGTCTGTTGTATGGTGCTAATGTTGTAACACTTCCTCCAGCAGTCTTTGATAAGATGTATAATCATGTGTTGACAGACTCTGGTCTGGCAATTTTTGAAAAAGATTTCAAGGAAATTAATGGTTGAAAGGGGTTGACACACTTGAAAATTTGATATAGTATTCTCTTATACATACTCTAACTATGGATTTTTACTCGGTGGAATATTGGCAGGAAAATTGGGAAGAGTTGATAGATAGAGTCGAGAAAGGGGAACATATAGGTGTGGAAAATGAGAATGGAGACAGAGCAGTAATGTTACCGGCGGATGATGAACTCATACGCATATACAAAGAACAAAATAACGACGCTCCATAACTCTTGGGACTGTCTCCTGGTTCTGTTGCTTATTGGTTAAAGCCCATGCCTTATAAGCGTGTGAACCGAGTTCAATTCTCGGCAGAACCACTTGGGGGATTAGCAATTTGGTAAATGCTCCGTTCTCATAAAGCGGCTAAAGATGGGTTCGATTCCCTCATCCCCCATTGGACAGTTTAATTACTGTCCTCTTGACTCTTCCGAGTCAAACCCTTATAATACTAAGGTCAACATTCAAGACAATGACTATCACTTCTAAATTCAAAAAAGACATTTCTACCCTTCGTTCCGCAGTTGACGGAGACTTCTTTCTTGATGTAAAGAATCCGAAACTTTACAAAAAAGTTCGTAGGTTTTACGAAAATGGTGGAGTAGCTTTTTCTGGTGATCCTCTTGATGATTATGACATTCTTCTTGACTGTCTTGCTGAAGATCTGAAATCCTTTGAGGTTGCTTGAACATGAATGTTCTTCTTGAAAGATTTCCTTATCGTTATGTTGAGAGTGGTGTTCTAGAGAATGGAAACCCAGATTATCGTATTCAAAAAGCAAATGAATATACTAATCGTTACTCTGACATGTACCTTCTTGACAATCAGATGCAACTTCTGACTGCTATGGAAGACCTTGATTATACTCTCTGGCTAGACCCTGCTGGAGTGCCTTGTTATGTCAGAGATAAAGTTTCTAAATAAATCTAGAATTGGAAATTTTCATGGCAACAACAAGAAGAAAAACTTCTACAACTTCTGAAAGTGGGGCATATATGTCTCAGTATGATCAAGAAGTAGAACAAAGACTGAAAGTTATCGAGGCAAAACTTGAAGAACTTTCAAATCAAAAATCAGAATCTTCGACTTCAGATACTTCTGAATTGGAAAAAAAGTTTGATGTTTTGATTGAAGTTCTTAAGAAAACCCCTTCTTTAAATATTGGGAAACTTTCAAAAGGTCTTCTTTGAATCTCGGAAGGACTATAACTACCCTGCTTTATAAATAGATATAAGTATCTAGGGTAGTTATGCGTCATTTTTACACTTATTGTTATTTCGATACAAATAACAAACCATATTATATTGGAAAAGGTAAAGGACGCAGAGCATATCGTGTTCATGGTAATGTTTCTGTCCCCCCGAAAGACAGAATTCTTATTCTGAAAGATAATCTTACAGAACAAGAAGCATTTATGCATGAAATGTATATGATATTTTTGTTTGGAAAGAAAACTGAAGGTGGTTTATTAGAAAACAAAACAGATGGTGGAGAAATAAATAATAATCTTCCATCTTGGACTGGTAAAAAACATTCAGATGAATCTAAAAAGAAAATATCAAAATCTGTGAGTGGAGTTAATCATCCACAATATGGAAAACCTCTAACTGAAGAACATAAGAATAAAATCAAAGAAACGAAGAAGAAAAATCCTCAAAAATTTTCTTCAGAAACAAGATTAAAATTATCTCTTGCTAAAAAACAATACTGGGCAAGAAAAAGGTTAGAGAGACATGGAGAGTCGTAAAAAAAACTGGTCGGTGAAGGATCCCCTTCAATCCCGAAGTCATGGAGAGACTTTAAAAATCCTGGTGGAGTCATTAATGACCCTATTAATAGTTTCTTGTTTCAATAAAACAAGTGGTGCGGATGGAGATAACACTCCCGCTCAGTTTCTTACTTCTGGTCAAAGAGTAAGTGGCGTGCATGAAAAAACCTAAGTTTATGGTGAGGGGTTGTCATAACCCCTCTTTTTTTGTATAATATATATTGTGTGAGATTTAAAATTTAATGTCTGATTATAAAAAGACGGCACTTGTACTTGGTGCTGGTGGTTTTATTGGAAGTCATATGGTAAAGAGGCTTCGATCTGAAGGATACTGGGTGAGAGGTGTTGATCTTAAGCGTCCTGAGTTTTCTGAAACTGAAGCAAACGAATTCATTCAGGGTGATCTACGTGACGTAGATTTCGTTTCTCGTTGTCTTGAATATAAAGGTGAAAGAGGAAACTTCTACAATTCAGTTCCTTATCTTCTGTCTCTTATACA